GAAAGTGAAGCTTCGAGAGCTGCAGTATGAGTATTAAATGTACTTACTCCTTCTGAATTAGTATTAGCTGCTTTAGCTGCTGCTAAAGTAAATCCTGCTTCAGATAAGTTAGTGTCATGGTCAATCCATCTAATATAATTAGACTGATTGTTAATAACATCTTTATAATAGTTAGTTGTGCCGTCGTCTTTCTTTGCGTCTGATGCTTGAGATAAGAAACCAAAAGTTTCTAATACAGTACCTTTAACACCACTAATTAAACCACCTTCGTCAACTACTACTACGTGCAGTTCATCATTTACACCTGCACCATCTTGACTTACAGCATAGTCTGAAGTAGCCGGAGCCCCTTCAAATAATCCTTTATAGTCAGCAAAGGTTGAGTTTGTATATGCTGAAGAACTAGATACTACAAGTACTTTTAAGCCATTACCTAAAACACCTGGGCATCTTGCGTGCCAGTCGCCGGTTAGTGTTGAACCAAGATAGTCATCTTCGTTTTCTATTAATGTCGCACTACTTTCTGTAGTACATGCGTTTTTTGCCGATGAATCGACAACTCTAATTACCTTTAATGCGTTTCCATACTTTAAGAATGATGCCGCTGTTAAAAAGTGATTAGCGTTTGCTGGAGTAGGTGTAGAAAAGATACTGCCCATTTCATCTTCCGAAGAAACTAGTGTTATCTTATTTACAGGACCCCAATTAAATTCTCCCACAAATCCACCAATAGATGATGAAACTGCTGGGACAACATTTGTTGCGTCAATTTCTTTGAATTGAACGCCGGGTGAGACTTGAAATGCCATCGCTTTATCCTCTCAATTTGAGTTAGTTAATAAGTTGTTCATAATAAGAATTTTCACTACTATTATTTATAAATAACATTATCCTAGTGGTCATTCTTATCATTAGGTGCCGTAACTTCACTCAACATGAATTGTCTATTAGGATTAACTGCCACCTTAAACTTAGTAAGTAATATTCTATTTACTAACATTTCGGATGCAGTATCTTTAAGAGTTAGTCCTAATTCTACTTTATATTTTTTATTATTAAAGATTAGATTGTGTTCAATAATTGGTCTTACATCAAAGGCTTTAGCACCTCTTCTTGGTTCTGAAACACCTATTACTTCACTTCTAAACTTCTTCCCATTCTTAACCCATTCTACAAAATCACCATCAGCTTCAAGTTTATCAACATGAAACATAGTTGCCGATGCAGAGTTACCTGTATCAAATTTTGCCCTGATTGGGTCTTTTTCTAAACCTTCTAATACGACTGTTTCAATGAATCCAGCCTCTTGTCTCATAATAGGTCTTCTATTTAAATCACTTGAGAAGAAATCTATAATTAAACCTACCATATCTTTATCTGTTTTCTTACCTAATGATGAACCACTATTAGGGTCATATGCATTAAAGTGTTACCTAATGCCAGGTGAACCATTTACTTCTAATAAGTAGTAATCATCCTTTACCTTACAATGGTCAACTCCACAATACCAAGCCCCTGTCGACCTAGCCGCGGCTACTACTAATTCTTTTTCTTCATTAGATCATGTATATGGTCTTGTCTTTGCACCTAAGTGGACGTTATTTCTAAACTCGCCGTTATCTTCTTCTCTTATTCTCTCTGCGGCACCTATAATATTACCACCTACAACAAGAGTTCTAATATCTGATTTAATATCTAAGAATTGTTGTAAGAGTAAGTCTGCATCATATTTCCATAAAGATTGAGCTACGGATACTAGTGATGCCATATCATTTACCTTAGATACTCCAACACCTTGTGTTCCCGTTAAAGTTTTTATGATTACTGGAAACTTACCACCAACTCTTTTATGAGCATCTTCTATAGACTTTATATTATTTAAAATAGAAGTTTTGGGGGTGGGTAAATTATTCCTTTCTAATAGTAATGTATTGGCCATCTTATTATCACAAGCCAACATTGACTCTAAATCATTTACTAAAAAGAAACCAATACTTTGTAATGAAGATACAATTGCTTGAGCAGATAAACTTTCTAGTGCTCCAGCCCTAACAAAGATAATAGTATTATGTGTTTCTAGTTCTATAGAATTATCTTTACCGTCAGCATTCTGAATAGTTACACTACCAATCTCTACATCATTTTGAGATATCCATGCCTCATCCACATAGATTTGGTCAAATGATATCTTCTTGGCATTACATACCTCTTCGGCAATCTCTGCAAAAGTTCCTTCTCCAGATTCCTTCTTACCTAAAACGGCAACGTGTAGATTATCTTGCTTTATTGGCTCTTCAAATTCTTCTACTACAAAATAATCGTTAAAATTTTTCATTAGTATTGTTGCCCCTTCCATTTTTGTTCAAACCATACGTTACCATCACCATCACCGACACCTGCTGGAGTATCTTCTCCATCGTCAATGAATCCAAACGGAACCATATCGTCCTGTATTTCTGCTAATCTTTCTTTATATAGCATGTTCTTTATATCTATATCAGTTATACCATTAAACACATCGGTAGACGTGAACCAGGCAAACATAACTAAATTCATCATTAAGTCATCATGGTTAGGAGCTATTGCTTGATAACTACTACCCTTAGAAACAAATGTACTCATTTCTATAATTGTCTGTGCGTCATATATAATCAACTTCTTCTGTTCTATTAAATCTTTTACTGTAGAACACCCAATACGTTTTACTCTTCTGGTCATTGTAGCACCAATTGCATTTGCCTTTAAAGAGGATTCAACAAACATATGTTCGTATTCTAAGTCATAATATAATCCATTACATACAACCGCACCTTGGTCATTACTTTCTATAACAACATAAGCTTCATTATATAAATTTGCATACTTATATATCATATCAGGCATTAACATTGGAGATATATTATTATCTCTAAAGATTGCAACCTGTTCAAATACTGGAGTAGATACATCTATAATTGTAAAGGTAGAATAATCTTGTCCTCTCCCTTTACAAACATCTACTGTCATGATATAATTATGAGTAGGTATTGGGTCCTTATAGATAAATATATTCTCTTTATATTTAATAGGGTCTATGGCTACTTGAGATAATAAATGATTCGCATCTATTAAAGTATTACCACGACCATGAAACGTATTACCGAACTCTTGCTCAAACTGTAGAGCAGAAGTATTTGAAATAGTTTCATCTTTCCACTTCTGGTCTCTCCCTGGTACGTCCCACCAATCTACTCTAAAGGGTTTATACTCATTTGTTCCTTGAGATGCCCCTTCCCATATCTTGTGATATATATTACCAATACCATTAGCTGTAGAGGTAATAATAACCTTCGTATCTTTACCAGAAGATACCACTGGATAAGTTGATGTATAGAACTGTGCATCATTCTCTACAAAAGCAAACTCATCTAAGAACAATAAGTTAATAGAAAGACCACGAATGGATGAACCACTAGTTGCCGCTGCCATTATCTTAGAGTTATTACTAAACTCAATGGAGCCTTTATTCAAAGCCTTACAGCCAGGTTGTAAGAAAAAGGGTAAGTTCTCTAACATTAGAGTCACCCTTGCTAACATTTCCCTTGCTGTTGCACCCTTATTTGCAAGTACTGCAATAGTTTTCTCTGGATGAAAACACGCATACCATAGTAAATAAGCAACAGATGAAATAGATTTACCACTCTGTCTACATGCTAATACTATACTAAACCTATTATCATTAAAGTGGCTAAACATCTTTTCTTGGTAATCGTATAAATCAAATGGAACAAGTCCCTCATCAAGAGATATAACTTTCAAGTATTTACGAGCAAAGTAAGCAGGTTCTACCATACACTTAGCATACTCCAAGACTTCATCTTTAGTAAACTGAGTTTCTACACCATCACGTTTTACTGAAGGGTTACCTAGATAACCAAATTCGTTATTCTTTATTCTCTGCATCAATCACCCTGTCTCTATCAAGTAACATTTTTTGTAAATCTGTAGTACTACCTACGAATACATTATTATTTGTTACTTTTCTAGCTTCATCATCTTTCTTTTCATCACTTAAATCTTTTTTGGCTTTCTGTAAAGACATTAATTTTTCGGTAGTATCACTTATATCTTTAATAGATTTGGATAGTACTTCAAATGCCCTGGGGTGTTCGGACTCTCTCGCAAGTTCTGCAAGGATATCTAAAGACCTAGTACCAGTCGCAATTAAGTCTCTGTAAGTATCACGAGAAAACTCGTAATCATCCTTAATATCTTTTTCTTCTTTCGGAATCGCTGGAACATTTACCTTTGTCTTAGTAGGTAAATTTTTCTCCAGAGATGCATTTAGCTTATCTCTTTTTTCCATATTTAATCTTGTGCTGGGGTTTCATCTATGGTAGTAGTTACAGTAAAGTTATCTTCTGTATCTGTATTACCTATAGTGAAGTCCATCTCCTCAAATCTATCTGTGTCATTGTTTGAACCAAGTTTTTCAAAGTCTATATTTACTTCTCTAATAATATTTGCATTATCATTAGTAGGTCCGTAAAATTTCATCTTCATAGTAAAATCTAATTGATATACAAGAACTCTACGAGTAAGGAAATCACCTTCGTATTCATCTTGGATATCTGCATTAGTAAGTACTACTGGAACATCTTGTTTAAAATCAAACCCATCAACAGGTTTTATTGTTACTGTATAATCTGGTTGAAAGTATGGAAGTATTTGTTCCATAATCTGTAGGCCATCATCTTGATTCTTTGCTAAAATATAGAGTGACATTCCTATATTATAATTTGTATAAAAGGCAATCTTCTTTTTCTTAGTTACATCACTACCATGTGATTCTACTATACTGCTTAACTTGTTTAATTTAGAAGCAGTATCTTGGGCCAAAGATGTAATTTCAAAAGCCATTCTAGGTAACTTTAATGCAACTGATGCATCGATATTAGTTGACTGGTCAAGCCTTGATAGAAACTTTTGTTTAGGTCCGTAAGCCAATGGAACTTTCTGTTGACTTAGAATACCACCAGAACCATCTTTACGGACTACCGATATATTATTAAAGAGGGTACCAAAAACTGCAACTGATTTTCTTAGAGTTGCATGATAAAAATGATTACCAAACATTAAAAAGTCTCCGATGGGTCGCCGAATGGATTAGATTCGGTAAAGTCTATAAAATTATCACCAATTGTTTCGAATGCTACATTCTGAGATGCACCATCATTCGCAAATACATTAGTTGTATCATTGTCTCCAATATCATAAACCTTAGTAATAATGCAGGTACTACCACTAGTACCTCCAATTAGCGGTTTACTAGCGGACGCTACGAACTGTCTATACGATTCTGAGCCAGAGACACCTATACCTGATACTGATATACTTCCAGCAACGTCTGATGTTTTAGTAAGAGTCTGTACTTCACCAAAGATTTTTATCGCAGGAGTATCACCATCTGCTGCAACTAATTCTTGTGTTACTATCTCTGATTGTGTAAAGTGATTACCATCTGTAACTGTTAAGTCTATTGCGATCTGATAAGCTTCTACACCAGTAGTATCATCTATTACACCAACTCCTGTTTCAAATTCTTCATCAGAATACTCAAAGAGAGCACATGTAAGTTTATAAACAGGTAGGTTAGATAACTGGTAAAATGGTTTATCATCTTCTACATGAGATATTTCAAAGAATGAATTAGTCATAGGTAAGAAGAGTAAGTCACCTTCTTGCGGCTTTAACTGAGTTTCATTTAATCCTACTGAATGATTCCAAGACTTTCTTGAAATAACAAAGGACGCCTCGTCACGAATTTCTAATCCAAACTTAGAGTATAAGTCTCCTGTACCTTCGAAGCCTTCTACATTCTCAATGTAGGCTTCTACTAAATAAGCATCATCAAACCTTGATGAAGGGTCTTCGTTTAAAATATCATCACGATTTACTAAGGTTCTAGGTATATAATATACATCTTGACCAAAGATTTTTAGTGATTCTATTACTAAATCCTCATACAAGTTTTGCTCTGAACGAACTGCTTGACTAAAATATACGTTACGTGGCATTTATTATCCCATATAGAAATCGATTGGTTGTTCCCAATTCAATCTGACTTCTTCTTCTAGTTTTTCTATCTCTGCTAAAGCATCATCAAATAATTGTCTACCATTAAACTGTACACCCCCAGGCATTTGCATACCTTCGAATTTAAGTAAGTTAGAACCCCACTGCCTTTTAATTATAGCAGTAAGATACTTTTTAAGGTAATGGTCATTATAGATATCTGTAAATGTTTCTGGGTCTATAATACGATATGCCTCTACAACTAGGTAATTATCTATGACTACTTCTTCGCCCCATTTCATATCAATTCTAAGTTGATTTCTATGTCTGTCAAAACTAGTAAATTTATTATCTGAATCAATAACTAGGTCTAGTGTTGAAAGATATTGTTGGGCCATTGAGTATTCCAATAAAGAACCCATATAGCCTAAACTAAACATATCATTTAAATGCATCTGATATTTAATATCAAATAAGTTATTACTTGTAAATGCATCGTTAATAGGGAATAACCTAATTACATCAGTTACTGCATCAGGGATAGGTATATATTCATTTTCCATATCTCCCTTTACAATAGTAGATATAACAGCAGTATGACCACTATTAGTACCTGTTATAGTTTCACCTGCCTGAAAGGGTATCTCATCATCGTGGGTTAGTATTGTATATAATACATAATTAGCAGTAGTATCTTCGTGTACTAATGCTGTTGCACCCGAAACACTTCCTGTAATAATTTCACCTTGTTGAAAACTCGCACCTACTGCAGCAGTTAAGTTTAATTTACTGCCAGTAATTTTGTGTTTTAAGAATACTTTTTCAATTGCATCTGTATGATAGTGTTGATAAAACTGTAAAGCCTCATCTACTCTATCTTCTAGTTGGTCTTCATCTACGTTTATTTCAATTACAGGAGCGCCCAACGAGCGTAAACAATAATCTTTTAAAGTTTCTCTACTGTTAGGAACTGCCATTTTTAACTCCAGATAGCCGTAGCTATTGTTTGTATTAAAGTATCTTCACCACTTACATCAGTTGCATCACCATCATCTTCTACAAATTTAGATAATGTGTATGTTCTTGCAGGTAAAGTACTAACATCTCCATTATCATCATATGTATCAAAATATGATACTATAATTACAGGATGCTTTGCATTAGTAGTATCTTCTGCACTACTATCTTTTGCAGGTGTTACCACTACTTCGCTTAATTCACTTGTTTTTGTGATTGCCATTTTATTTCTCCGGTTTACTTTCGAGGGTTTTTATTCTTTCCTCTAATCTATTTATAAGGGCTTGTTGCTCTTTCACAGCTTCAACTAATAAAGCTGTTATATTACCATAGTCTACCCCTAAGTGTTCTTCAGTTACTACACCATCATGTTCTTTTCTATTATTTTTTACTAAGTCTGGTACTACTTCTTGTACTTCTTGGGCAATAAAACCAATACTCTTCTTATTATTCTTTTTCCATTCAAAACTTACACCTCTTAGGCCCAGTACTTTTTCTAAAGAGCCTTCAAGAGATTGTATATTTTTCTTTAACTTTCTATCAGAAGAAGTTGTAGTAGAGAATGCATATACAT